TCGTAGCGCCAACAGTGCCGTTAATGTTTATCGAGGCCGTACCTGTCAGGTTTGTGACTACGCCGCTGCTTGGAGTTCCTAGCGCTGGGGTGACTAAGACGGGGCTTGTTAGGGTTTTGTTGGTTAGCGTCTGTACATCGTCGAGAGTTACGGCTTGTTCTGCTGGATAAGTAACAAATACGTTACTATCGCCTGATAGCGTGATTGGTGATGTGTTACCGTTTGAGTTAGATAAGATTGTAGTTCTGGCTAAGGTAGTGCCAGAAGCTGTATATGTTCCAATACCAACTTCCCATGCGGTACTATTCGTGATCGCATAGTAAGTAGTATTGCCATCGCCTATTACAGTAAAATCTTGGAATCCAGTAACAACAGAGCCGAGCGTGAGCGTGCCCGTGCCTGTGGTTGATGTTGTAACTTGTACTCTATCCGCTAATACTAAAGCCATGTACCATCCTTAACTTGTTGCTGTTGTTGAGTATGTAACGGATACCGTATCTGATGATGTTGTGATTTTTGCTACAGCAAAGTTACCTGCGGAATATAAAACTCCATTAGTGTCGCTATGGGTATTAACCGCACTTGTACCTGTCACTAAGAAACAACCACCCACTGTACCTCCTGCGCCTGTAATTGTACAGACAATCGCTGAAGCAGCACATGTTGTAACATTAGTTGGAGTTGATCCAGTAGATGATGCTGCTGCGAACGCTGCTGTGCCTCGGACTGCGGAGGCGTCTACAGTGTAGTTGGTAAATTCAGTCCATCCTGAGTGCGATGCCATAGTGTCGTCAGCTGCGAATGTAGCTGTATCACCTGAAATTAAACCTAAAAACGGTCCTACTGTAGTGTAACTTGAGCCGCTGAGCAATGTGTCAAACATTAACTCTTTACCGCCCTCATTAACTAGGTTAGGGAAGGTCTCTTCCCATTTAAGAATGCCGTCTTTATTTCGACACTCTACTTTATAGTGCCCTGCGATGCCTACGGTGGCGTTATCGGCAACGTTTGATGCCATACTAGCTACAGCGCTATCGCCAAACCCTTGTGTTTCTTTCATCATATAATACTCCTATTCAATTCTAATAATCGCATTTGTGGCGTTAGCCGTCGGGAAGGTTACTGTAAAAGTGCTTGTTGCCACCTTATCAGACCCAAAATTTAGCACCGCTACTGCGGCGTTTGTTGTTGCATTATATATTAACGCCCCTTTAGATGTAAACCCAGCGGGGGTCCACACCAACGCATTAAAGGTAACATAGGCCGTAGCCCCTTCGCTTGACGGAACAACGGGGGTTAGTGTGTTACCCCCAGCCACATACCCCGTGCCTACGACTTCACCAGCCGTTGTGTATATTGTTGTATCTGGTCCTAACTCTGCTGAGCCGGTGTACAAGGCTAGCTTATATACGTACGGTGATCCAGCATTGAAGTTCTCTAACCCCTTTAACAAATTAACTTTAAATATTGTGCATAATCCTTGGCTTATCATTGTATCGGTACCCTTATTTGTCCGCTACGATACGCGTCTTGTCTATCTTTACCGTCGCCTAACTGTTTCAATAACGCCATGGCTTCCATGTATCTATCTTTGTAATTAGCTAATACGTCAGCTTCACCCTTCATGTACGTATATGCTTCCAAAAGAGATCCATATAATAGAGCAGAGTCAAAATTATCACTGAGCCAAGTACTACCAGCGGTAACAATAGTTTCAGGATAATGATAAAAGTGTAGCTCAACAGCGTAGTCGGTATCAGGCGTCGGACCCATGATGAACGTGTCTTGGTCGAATAGGGCATAGTATAGTGGTTTTCCTGTATCTGTCGGTGCAGGATAGGACGATCTAATAAAGTTCACGTCTTTGTTTAGTAAATACTCATACGCGCCTGTAACTGGATCAATAACAGCTAAACTAAATGTAGCTAACCAGTCGTTAGGGCAGGTAAGGTATTTATTCCCTGTAGTAGTAGTACCAGTCATGTTCTTACGAATTGCTGGAAACTGCACCGTGTTGTAGATGCGCTGCTCGGCTTGTTCAATAAACGTGTTTATATCCGCAGTTTCAAACTGGTTCTCAGTATAGCTTTGGATTTCAGCAACTAGTTGGGCGTAATTCATTATTTACTTTATGCCATTGGTCCGCGAGAAGTGAATCCTTTTGTAGCTGCTCCTTTACCGCGTTGGGCTACACCACTAGTTTTAACTGTGCCTTTACCCGGGTCACTAATACTTACGCGTCTAGCCGGCATATCATGCGTGGTATCTTTTGCACTTACCGTGTTAGGATCCGTTGGGTAACTAATATCTGGAGTGGCTACTTTAATTGGTTGATTATATAATGCCATGTTTATCCTTTAATTTGTGCTGCGACTTTAGCTAGCCCGCGGCCCATTGATTTCATATCCATGTTAGTTTTACCACCATGGCTACCTGACTTTTTAGGGCCTTTTTCGACTGATACTGTAGCTCCATCAATGCCGAGCTGGGTACCCTTAGTCTTGCCTTGTTTGTTAATACCTTGTGCGCCTGCTTTAAATGACATTTTAGATCATCCTTCCTTTAGTCCTGCCGCGAACAGCGCAGCCATCTGTTTTTCGTACGGATCCACCTTTTTTATACTCTGGTTGGCCGGGCTGTAAAGCTTTTTGTGCTTTTCGTTGCATATCATCAGGGCGTTTGTTGCTTGTTGTTTTTGCTGATACGCTCATTGATGGACCTTTTGAGGTGTCAATGTTTGTTGCACTACCGTAATTACCTTCTTTAGTTTTTGCAAAACTTGTATCTTTTTTGTCAGAGGCTAAATCAGTCGTGTACTTTTTACCCTTCCACATAAATGATTTTTCGCCTGCTTTTCTATTTCCTGCAAAAGCAGCTCCAAACGATTGTTCTTTTTTAGGTTCCGCCTTAGCCATACGGTAGCTAGTGTCTGTATTTTTAGTAGTACCCCCTCCCATGTTAGGGCCTTTAGCGTAGTCTGCCTGTCTAGCGTTGCTGCTAGCTAAGCGTTTAGCACTGTCTGCTTTACGAGTGGAAGCTAATTTAGGACTTATGTCTTTTGCTGACTGGCGCAAGTTTCTATTAGATAGTCGCTTTTCACTGCTAGTGTTTGACTTAGGGGCTTTTTCACGCTCCTTAGTTGCCTTTTCCGCTGAAGCCTTTACTTTACTCGCTGCTTTTTTTGCTCGTTCACGTCTAAATGTTTCTTTTATATGTTTATCGTAATCCACGGTACTACTCCTAAGTTGATGTTACGTTTACAAGGCCTAGTGCCCCTTGAGTTGCTAAATTATCTGATATTGGTAAGTTGAGTGGGTTGTTTAACCCTACTGGATTAAACCCCCATTGTATAACTCTACTACCACCATCACCACCCGGTCCTGATTCAAAATACCCTAAGTCAGGCCTTGGATCTCTAACAGCCTGTGGATCATTTACTGGGTACATCCCTAGCTGTAGCTGTGGTTGATCCGGTTCCCAGCAGTCATTGCATACTAGTATATTTACATTTTTTGTCTTAATAACCAAGCGTTTAAGTTGTTTTAGTTTAAATCTAAACCCACAACGATCACACTGGGCAATGGTAAACTTGCCTGAACTGTATTTATTAGCCATAACGCCCTACATAAACTGCTGTCTAGGTGCTAATCGCAGTGAAGCCTTTTCTCTATCTTCGTCTGCGGCTAATTGAAACGATTGTTCATACTCTGCTTTGAGCATTCCTGTTCTTTCTAATCCACCCGGAACTTTTAAGCTCAAGTGATACGCTAACCCTGCTACTAAACACGGTAAAAACCTAAACGGTATGTCTTGCATGTGTGAGCCACCTTCGCCCGCATCTTGTATGCGACGTAACCTATAATAAAAGAACGTATACTGGTTGTCCTGATCTGGTGTGGGCCACACGTTTATTTGTGGGTTTTTAACACCTGTAGGGTAGCTAGCGCCAGACTGACGATTTATCCATACTTGAATCGGCCTACCTTGTGCGTTCTTGTTAGGTATTGTTATGAAAGTAGTTTCACTAATTCGAGTAATGTTAATGTCTAACTGGTTCTGCCCTGTGCCTGTACGCACAACATGATCTAACAAGTCTACTGTATCAACTGGCAAATCATATACCGCTTGTCCTTTGACTAAGAGTATCTCACCCTGTTCAATCGTCCACAAGTTTATGCCGCGATTAGCCCACTCGATAGTCAATAGGTTCAAGGACCTACGCGCTGTTTTTAAATCATAGCCCGTACGTAGTTCTGAACCACAACGCTCAAACGCTTCCTCTACTAGATTGTTTAGATCTAGGTTAAAGCTGGTTGTGCCTGATACTGTTGTCGTAACTGCCATTATTTAATTGTCCTATAAGCCTTTACTTTTGACCTGTTACCCTTAGCTAAATTTTTAACCTTAGGTGCTCGGCTATACTCTGTCTCTACGGCAGGCGCTTTTTTCTTCTTAGCGCCGCCCGGCATTTTAGCAGGGTTAATGCACCCCATGCCCCGAGAAGGTCTCATACCATACGGCCTTTAGTTTTACCGCGAACTTCACAGCCACCGCCCTTAGACATACATTTAGTTAAGCCGCCTTTAGCCATTTTCTTAGCTGTAGCACATTTTTTACCAGCCATCATAGAACCGTCGGGCATCTTATGCATCACTTTGCCTCCTTCTTTAAAGGTTTTAGGCATTGAAATAGCACTATCATACATGCTTTTTTTCTTGTCAAACGCCTTAGGGTCGCGTTTACGTTCATTATCTAACTGCACTTTTTCTTTTTCTGCTTTAGACATAGCCTCATACTTTTTACTTTTGGCGGGGTCTCCACCATCAGCTAGCTTGGCTAAGTTTGTTTTTTTGTCACCGTGTAACTGTTTTTCGTGCATGCCTACGGCTTTTTTAACCATTTTTTTATCTTGTGCTTTATCTGTTTTCATTATGTTTAACCTTTTTTAAACGTTTTAATTTACTCTTGGTCAGCTTTGTTTTTATCTAGCCATTTTTGCACTGTTTTTGTTTCATATATCCGAATTACGGACCATACGATAGACAATATAGCGGCCATAGCAGGTAATAACTGGGCTAGCGAGCCCACTACTACACTAATTGAAGTTATATCCATTATGTTTTTTTCTGTATTACCTAAGTGGTCAATGTAGGCGTGTAATTTAGTAAACATTAGCATTTCCATCTCTTTAATGACGCTGCTTTACGCGTTGGGCGGCCTTGTTCATCTTTCATCGCGCCCGGCATGCCTGACATCCTTGCACAGAATGACTTGCGACGTGCCGCATCTTTAGGGGTTTTGGGATTAGGTGCAGGTGCTTTTAACTTTGATCCTGTAGCCTTATTGTATTTGGCTCTGCCTTTAGCGGTTAAACCCGCACCTTTAGATACCGGTAATTTCTCACCGCGTCCAATTGCTAGTGTGGGGTTCTTCTTAGCCATAGAACACTGTAACGCTAGCATTAACTAATGTTGCATAAGCAGTAATACTAAACAGCACGCCATTACCGGGAATAAGCACATTAAAACTCTGCCCATTAGCTACGGTTACTATGGTTAACACTGTAGCTCCACCAGCGCCTCCGTCTTTTAATACTACACTTCCGGCAGTGGCTGCCGGTGTTATTACTATACCTTTGACACGCGTTCTAGTGCCGTTAATACTGCCTGACGCAGCTAACGATTTAACATTTACATCTGATAGCATAGTCATAAGTTAGTCCTTTGCTTTGGTCGTAGTCCGACGGAAAGGCGCAGGGTTTTCAGGTACTGCTTTAGGTTTAGCCGGTGCACCTACACCTCGGCGTAGCAATTCTTCAGGAGTAGCAGGTTTAAATCTGTTAGTCATTTAATGTCCCTCCTTATGAAGCAGAAATTGTTGCGCCGGTGTCGGAACGTTTCCAGTTAGTACCATCTGAGAATGCTATGATTGGGGCGCCCGCTGCACCGTTTGAAGTATATACAACCGTACCTGCTAAATCAGTTGCTGCTGGGGCGTTTGCTACGGTGTATGTAGGTACAGTTACTGCACCGATAAAACCATTAACTGAGGTTAATGGGCCTGAAAAGGTGGTTGATGCCATGATGGTTTCCTTGTGTTATAGCACATTACGAACACAGTCTCTATAACGTCTGCTAGGCCAGTCTGTGTAAGTAGTTTATTTAATTCCTAGTCGTATTACCTTTATACGCTTTTTTATATTAAGCGTCAAGTATTTAGTAGGGGTAGGCGTAAATTTGGTAGTTATTACATGTAACGCAGAAAGCCGAAAAACTCGTTACTTACTACATCCTTTAGTGTCGGCTTAACCGCCTATAAATATTATAGTTACTCCTCGGTAATAATAGTTATACTTTTATGTATTTTATAAGCAATTATTACTGAAGGGTAATTATTTATTCATTACGTACATTGTAACTTCAAAGCCAAAACGCATTTCAGTTGCTGCTGGTGATGTCCACATGTTTATATTCCTTTGTTTTGTGTACACGTCATTGTGTACGTGTACACATTTTGCCTTTTTCTATACACATTGCAATGCAGATTACCATGAATTAAAAACCCCACGTCTTAGGTGGGGTTAGTGTTGCTAAGTGTTACTATTACTACTAAGCGCCTGCTGAACCGTACATACCTAATGGATCAGACCAGCCAAAGCTGTAACGCTCACGTGCTTTGTATCGTACATTTCCTGTATCAAAATCACCATCCATGGAAGTTGATAATGCGCTACGTTCAAAATGCTTCATGCCATTTGGAACGTCTGTTGTCAAGAACCAAGCATCTGGGTCTGTCAAGAAGTGGTTAGTTGTATAACCTTCTGGAATAGAACCATTGTTTTTGATTGCGTTGACATCATTGTCAGCAGTACCTACACGTAACTCGGTTTCTAACAAGCGGGTTGCAATAAATTGCAATGCTGGTGGGATAACAAGTTTTTTAGCTTTAGCTGCGATTAACAAGCCACGTTCATCAGTCCACGCTGCAATTTGAATTACTGCGTTTTCTAATGCTGTTTCATTCAAGTCAGAAGCTACTAGTGGGATGTTGCTGTTTGAACCACCAGTAACCACTTCATGTGTTGCTGAGAACAACGCTACCCCGTCGCCACCCGGATAGGCAGCGTTAAAGCCGTTGTTTAACACGTTTGCTGCTTTGACCTGTTTAGTGTATGCCATAGCACGAGCTAATGCTTTAGTATAGCGAGCTGATAACGTGTCATACAAGTTATCCTCTACTGCTTCTTCAGTTAAGCTGAAGCCTAAAGCGATTGTTTCGTGTGTATAGCGAGCTGTCCAAGCTTCTTGAGCATTGTCATAAGCGATGGCGTTACCTTCGTTTTTAACAGGTGCTGCTGAGAAACCAGACAGTTTTGTTTCTTCTTCAAAAGAACGCTCTGAGCTCTCTGTTTCGTAGATCTCTTTGTGCTCTTCAGCATAACGTTTGTATTGTAAACCAAACAGAGCGTTTAGGCCCGGTAATAGTTCTTTGAGTAGTTGTGCGCGTGAAATTGCCATTGTATATTCTCCTTAGTCGCCAACACCAGTACCATTGTAATACGAATGGATACCGAAGTTAAATTTAACGATGCAGTCTGTAAACGCATCACCGAGTGTAGAGAACGGACCATCAACATAATCAACTAGGCGTAAACCAATCGTTGAAGTTGCGGCACGTGTAGCCACATCTAATGCAATTTTAGAGTCTCCTGATACTGTTGAACCTGCTGTTTGGTTAACTGCGAAGTTAGAGCCTATCATTGTTTGCGTCACAGCATCATCTGCTTGGATTTGGAACAATGTGTCAGGGTCGTCACAAACATATGCCATAGCATCAGATGCTACAGTGCCTGTAGGCCAATATTGTGAGTTCAGTTTATATTTCAATGAAGGATCAGTGTACGTACATCCTAAAAACACACCAACCGTACCTGCTGGAAACGGTGCTGCGGCTGTTCCTACTGTTGTTACTTTTACGATCGTACCACCAACATCGATTGCTACGATGTCACCAAAAAAGATGTTAGCTGCGTAAGCGCTAGCAATTTTTAGTTGACGTGTAGAGCCAGCAAATGCTTGGCCACCAATCAAGTTGATAGGACGTAAACCGTATGGGGTTGCTGTTGTAGCCATGGTTTAACTCCTTAGTTATTTTCCACTACCAAATGAAGTTGTTGAACGTTTATCTTTAAATAACGGCATACGCGCATCATTCTCTTTCATAAAGCTATTATCGACAGCTTCAGTCTGAGATTGTGTTTGTCTGTTGTAATGTGCAGATCGTTGTTCCACAAATTCTTCTGGTGTTTTACATAAAATTAGACCGCCGACTTCTACTGCATCTGCAATAGTAGGGCTTTGGTCCGAATATAGTCTTAGTTCGGGGTGGTCAGTTGCCTTGACTGGTTCCCATCCTTCCCGCATTCTTTTGGACACATTTGTTGGATCAGCTTGGCCTACCATACTAGTACGAATCCATCGAAACTTCCATCCGGGGATTGCTTTAATTTCAGGTAATGCTGAAGCAGGGGCCCATTGTTTTGGTCGTTCATATGTCTCACGTACATCTATTTCGCGTGTTTGGCGTGTATCTTTATCCATTATCTTGTCTCCAATTTAAGTGTCTCTCGTGCGTACTGTTCCGGGGTTACTCCAAGTTTTTTGGCTAATGCCGCTGCGGTGGAGCTTAATCGTACTTTTTTAGGCGCGGTACTTCGCGAGGCCGGTGCTACGACGGTTGACGGTTTTTTGCGTTGGGCGGGTTGTTCCTCGTCCATCGAATCTTCCTCGAAATATTCGGGGAATCGTTTGCGCATAGTAGTGTCAATACTACGGTAATATGTATCTGATGTAGGGTCTGTGCCCCCACGAACTAGTTCTTCATGCAATCCCAGAGCAAGGCTAGTCATTACCCCATCTTGTCCAAACCATTCATTTTGTTCCTGCCACTTAGTGGCGCGGGTGTCTGGCCTAACAACTGGTAATCGTTCAGGTTGTAGTTGTACACTAGTTTCATCATCTTGTAAAGCTTTTTCGTACTGAGGCCTATAATTTTTCATTTGAGTCAGTTTATATTGCGCCATGTTCAT